GTCGGCGAACTGTATGGGCGTGATTCCGTCGGCACCAAGCACTAGCTTGCCGTTGTGCTCGCGCTGACCCCGGAGCATGGGGGATTTCAGCAGCTTGCGCCAACGAGGCTCTGAGAGGCCCACCAGGCGCGCCGTTGAGGCCACTGTGGCGTTCCCACCGGGGGCCACGAGGACAGCGACAGCGTCACGTACCCGCTGTGCTTGCTCGGGATCTTGAGTGAGGTATGCGGCGCCGTCCCTGCGCTCGATCTGGTAGCCGAACGGGGCTCGGCCGCTGGACCAACGACCCTGGGCCCGGCGGGTGGCGTGTCCCTCGGTGATGCGGGCAACGATCATTTCTCGTTCCCACGCTGCGAGGGTGGCCAGGATCGTGGCGACCATGCGCCCATGGGACGTGCCGGTGTTCAGTTGCCCGTCCGTGGTGGCGAGCAAGACCCCGTGTGCCTCGGCCCATGCGACTAGCCGGAGGAACTCGGAGACGCTGCGGGCGTACCGGTCTTGCTTCCAGGCAACGACGATGGTCGGCTCACTGCGCATGAGCGCTGACATTGCCTTGCGCTGTTCCAGGGGCTTGGCGCCGCTTACGTTCGTGTCGGTGTGCTCGACGATGAGTGCAGGGTCGTACCCGTTCCCGACACACCAGCGGATGACGGCCTGGCGCTGAGTCTCGATACTGGACGATCCATCGTTCTCGCGGCTCAGGCGGTAGTAGGCATGTACGGCCACACCGGGGTGCTCAATTTGGCTCATGTACTCAAGGCTACCCGCATTCGCCCGAATGCAACCACCCTTGAGGACATGGACTCTCAGCGGTTGTAGTACGCCGCATCAAACGGGGATGGCTCCGGCCGCAGTGCCCGCCAACCTTCCGGCGCGGGGACCAGGTCTTTCCCCCATGCAACCCGGCACTTGTACAGCCATGCCTCGGCCCCCTCGCGCATCTTCCATTCCAGCGGCAGGAGGTTGCCCTCTCCGTCCGGCAGGGTGCAGTAGCCATACAGGTGGCGGTCGAGAATCCCCCACATGCGCTGATCCGGCGTGGTCGTCACTACGTATCGCTGCGTGATTCCTGTCATGGGAGCAGCGTAACGAGCAGTCCATCGCTGTGACCAGACCATGAAGAACCCTCGCCAACTGCCTTGATTCCCTCGGTCACTAGACGATGCCTCAGCGGCCCCCAGACGTTCGTGAGCACCTGCGCTAGCACGTCCTGACCCTGGGGCTCAAAGGCGGCCCACAACGCCCCTGTGAGCGCCTGCACGGCATCTTCCTCACTGTCCACCACGGCAGACCCTGCACCCTTGCCCGCAATCACCCATGCAATCTCCATGGGGCGAAGCTTAGGCGGCGAGCGCGGGGCGAATCAGCGGGATCACGTCGGCTAGCCGAGGCAGGCTCACGGGGCCGGATCCGATGCGAGCCCGGAACTTCTGACGGGTGATCAGGACGCCGGTCAGCTCGAAGTATCGGCGTATGGCGGCCTGCGATGTGTCCCAGGGTGTCTCGCTGGTCGACCGGTAGGCGTGGCGGCCTGGTGACCACACCCACTCGTCTTGCGCTGTGATCATCCCTGTGACCCTCCCCCGGGCGTACACAGAGAACCGGTCAGCCTCAGCGGGACGCAGGAGACGCGCAACCGTCACGGCATAGGTGCGGACCAGGTCACACCCTTCCTTCCCGCTGTAGGCGTACTCAGCGGCGAGAGTGCCGGGGAACCGGGGATGTTCCCCCCACGTCCATCCGCCTCTCTCCATCGGCACCGGGATGCGCAGGAACAAATCAACGGTTGGCGCCGACGAGATGCAGACCATGATCGAAAACCCCCCTAACGGGACATTGCGTCTAGGTAGGTAAGAATAGTGCTTGAGAACTCAACAACGCGCTGTGTGGAGGCTCAGGGTCCATTTGTGACCATCCCGTGAAGAAAAACAAGCATCTTGCCTCAGAGACACATAGATGTAGTGCCCACGCATAGGATCCGGCCGGCTCGGGACCAAAGATAGGTGTAACGCCCATGCATCTTTCCCGAGACACAAAGAAGCCCCCCGGTTTCCCGAGGGGCTTCTCTTCAGTGCTTACATCCCGGCCCAGTAGCCGGTACCCATCGCGCCCCAGCTCCAGCGGCGCCCGGTCTTGGCGTTCGCGGTGAGGAGCATGTCCTCGTTGCTGCGAACCTTGTGGGTCCGGATCTCAGTGCCGGTCGCGTCGAACTCGCGGACCAGGGCCCATCCCCCGGCACCCTGGGTCTTGACGGTGACTCGGGCGGTGGCGGTGGCGTTCATTTCGTTCTCCCCTGCGTCGTTGTCGTGCTTACGAGTAGAACTCTACACATGGCGAAGCCACCCGCGCAACCACCTACGAAAAATCGTACGTGACCCGGGTCTCATCGCTGACCGTGACGTGTGTGGGCGTTACACCTATCTTTGGTCCTACAGCGGAGTGGCCCCCAGGGTCTCCCCCAGGGGCCGAACGGCTCAGGCGGCGTCTGCTGCCTTTGCGCAGGTCTTGCACAGCTTCCGTCCACCGGTGATGCGAGCAGCCGCTACAGCCTCGGCCAGGGTCTCGAAGGAGGCACCAGTAGCCAGGCGAGAGCGGGTCAGCGAGCCGCAGGTGTTCTGTGCGTAGTACGTGATCGCGCCGTCCACCTCGTTGCCCCCGCCCGTGGTGCGAGCCGCCATGCCAGCGATGTGGTTCGTGGTCCGGTTGTACTTGATGGTGAACATCTGGTGTCTCCCCTGGCTCGCTGCGTCCTTACGAGTAGAACTCTACACACGGGCGAGCCCCCTGCGCAAGCACCTACGAAAAAGAGCCCCCAGGGTTTCCCCCAGGGGCCGTTCCTCCTACAGTCCTCGTAGCGCTGCGTCGAGCCGGTTCCGCAGGTTCCGGGCGGTCTCCGCAGTCATTGAGATTAGGTCCCCCATGGAGCCATCCGGCAGGGTCGGGGCCGCGATCAGTACGAGGACTTTCTCGTCTTCCAGCGGTGCGGACTGGACGGTCACTGCGGCGTCTTCCCAAAACATCATGATCATTGCGCTACCCCTTGCTCGCGGTTGTGCTTACGAGTGGAACTCTATGCCCCTCGGGCGCCGGGGCGCAAGGCACCTACGAATTTTCGTACGTAGAAAGGCCCCCAGTCCCGTGGGACCAGGGGCCAAACTTGGACAAATAGGGGTCAGCGTCTGCGCTTCAGGGAGGCGAAGAACGACGCCTTACGCGGCCCAGCGGGCATTTGGTCGAGCTGTTCACCTATCAGCGAACGGATCTGCTCGGCCTCGGAGTGCGAGAACTTCAGCACCTTGTCTACGCCGCCCGCTGTTGTGTACTCGATCTCAACGGCCACACAGCGGGGACCAGGGACCAGACGCGAGGCGGTCAGGCGGGCAATGTTCTCAACGTGACGCAGGCTCATGATGTCTCCCTCTCAGTTCGTCTGTGCGATCCATCGGCCGGTAACCTTGTCCGCTTCAACTCGACCATCCGTACCAGTGATCGAGCTATAACCCCGGCAGGTTATCGGTACCGGTTGTTCACCCGCCGACTCAAGCGCGTTCAGTATGGCTGCGAGTGCGTCATACAGGTGCTTCGTGTTGTCCATGCCCCGACCGTAAGGGGTCACCTACGAAAAAGCAAGCCTCCAGCGGGCAGTAGGACAGACGACGCGGGCAATCCCGCTCGCACGGATCAGGGTCCAGCACGCCGGGCAAGGGGCTCGGGTGGTGTACAGGGTCGCCCCTAGACGCTCCTCAGGACTCGTGTGTCTGATGGCGTTTCGCTCGGCGTGGTCAGCCGTGCAGTTGCTGTAGTCGGTGTTCGCTGCGCACTGCTCGTATGTCAACTGCCCACGGGGGCAAGCCCCTTCGGAGAGGCAACCAGGCACCCCGGCCGGGGGACCGTTATAACCAGTCCCCCGAACCTCATGCGAAGCGTTGACCAGGATGGCGCCTACGGCGGATCGGGTGCAGTCGGCGCGAGTGGATACCCATTCGGCACCGGCGAGAAAGTACGTGTCCCAGTCCGGACGGCTCATGAGACGAGCAGCCGGATTTGATCAGCGGTGGCGGCGCCGATGTGCTCCTCAATGACTGTGTCAGACGCGTCGTACAGGCGCAGGGTCGGGACGGCAGTCACCCCGTTGGCTCGGCTGTCGTACGTCTCTACGTCCACGTACTCGTAGGCCACGCCGGTTTGCGCTGCAACTCGCTCTGCAATAGGGGCAGTTCGCTTGCACGGGGCACACCAGGATGCACCGATCAGTACCAGGGTCAGACGCTCGTTCACGGCAACCACACTCCCTTGGAACGGCTGGACAGGATCTCGACACCTTCAGCGCGAAGCTTCCGGGTGAGGAACGACAGGCGCGCGTAGTTGTGGTCAGCGGGATCGCCGCCCAGCTTCACGAACACGTCTGCCTGGCGCTGAGGCTGCGTTGTGAGCGCTGCCAGGAACTCGGTGGGGGTTATCTGCGAAACCGTGCGGTACGGCGTCTCAGTAGGCATACGGCGTCTCCGGAACATCCTGGAAGCTGTTAGGGGCGATGGAGCGAAGGTGACCGAGCACGAGACCGGCGAACTCCTGGATCTCAGCGTCAGCAGCCTCGTGCCAACGCTTGCCGAGGACGTCACGCCATGCGCGAAGGTTGCCGGTAACCACCATGTCGACGGGGGCCGCATTGGGCAGAACAGCGCGCGCTGCCTCTCGTGCCTGCTTGCGCTTGAGACCGATGCCAGTCAGTTGCGTGACGAGTGCCTCGTACGTGGCCAGGCTCGCGGCGTACGCATCACGCACTGTCTGAGCCTCCAAGGTGCGCGGGTTGATTGCAGGCGGGATGACAGGCTCGGTCCCCGCATAGTTCACGTATCGCTGTGAAACCACACTGAAGCTCAGGTGCCGATGCCGGGACAGCTCAGCGAGTAGGGCACGGCTCACGCCCCGGACCAGGAAGCTCGCGGAGCTGTGTTCCAGCACGCTGTAGTGTCCCTGGCGAAGGATGTTGAGCATGTAGCCATCATTGGATGCCGTGGCCGGGTTCGGGCGCCGGAACGACTTGTAGCAGAGCCTGCCCGCTGCTTCGCCTAGTGCATCGCTATAGCGCACATCGTCGTCTCCGTTGAACGCGTCATACGCGTAAGCCTCGCGCATCACGTCTTCACGCATCGTGGTGTGCGCCAGGATGTCAACCTTCATCGGGCGTGAGCCCCTCTCTCCGTGGTTGGGATGACCAAGGGGCACCTACGAATTTTCGCAGGTGCCCCACTGGTCTAGTAGATGTCGTTACACAGAAGCTGCGTCAGCATCAGTACATCGTCCGGACTCGCCGAGTCGGCGTCGTAGCCAGCC